CAACCACAATCACTGAACTGAAGGCTGCTTGGGACAGTGCCCTTCTTGGCGATAGCCCTTACGCATAGGAGTAGAAAATGAACACATACACTTGGAACTTTCCCACACTCGATGTTCACAACAGCGCACAGAATGGTCATGACGATGTCATTCAAACTGTTCACTGGCGCATGACTGCTGTATCCGACAGCGAAACAGATGCGGATGGTAACGCCCTGTCTGTAAGCGCATACGGTTCTGTTGGTCTGGCAACACCAGATGCAGGTGATTCTTCATTCATTGCTTTTGATAGCGTGACCAAAGACAACTGTAAGGCGTGGGTTCTGGCATCGCTGGGCAAGACCGAAGCAGAAATGCAGACAATGTTGGATGAACAGGTTTCAGCATTAGCATCACCGCCATTAAGTCAGCGTACGCCTTCAGGTTGGTAGAATGGATAATAATTCTGCCCGCATATTAGTTGAAACGGCTGTGGCTGGGGTGACATTTGGATCACTCATTGAAGCCATTCCGTCCATTGTGGCTATTTTTGCGGGCATTTATTATGTCGCAATGACCATTGAGGTTGTAGGAAGGATGAAGGGCAAATGGAAAAACAAATCTTAAGCGCATTAATCGCAATTCTGTTCGCCCTGTCCGGTTGGGCGTTGACCAGTATCAATTCGCTTCAGCAAGATATGGCGAAGATTTCTGTGGGTCATGTTAATGTCGACACGGTGCATCAATTACAGCGTCAGGTCGATCGTTTAGAAATACTGTTGCAAGCATCGGCGTCGGAAAAATGAAAGCGTTCGTCTTCGTCTTTGTCTTGATCTTGCCGTCGGGCGAACCGAAGATGGAAGCGCGTCTTGTTGAGAAATGCCCTGACAATGAAAAAATTGAATACTTATTTAATGATATGAAGAAAGAAGGCGAAATCGCAGATTGGGGTGCGGTTTGTGTAAAGTTTGAAACGCAGGGTTCGATATGATTGAGCAATTTTTCCAAGACTGGTTCGGCATTATATCCGCCGCGATATTGCTTGTCGCGTTTTTGAACCGATCCATCGCAAGTTTAGAAACGCGGCTTGCTGAATGGGAAAACAAAATCCGAGAAATCTTGAGGCTGTATAAGGATATGATAAAGCGTGAACTGGACAAGAAAGACAAGTAAACGCTTATTAAATCGGGGGATTAATGATAAGCGCAACAACAACCGGGCTGATCGCCGAATATATTGCTTGCGCCGCGCTGTTGTCATTAGAACTTCGCGTGGCAATGGCGGCACAAGATAAGGTCGATCTTGTGGCGTGGGATGACGACCGCTTTTATCGCGTTCAGGTTAAATCATCGACGATGAAGTTTCAGCCGGGACGACAGCCGGGTTACCATTTCGGGTTGGCGTCGGGTTCTAAAAAGAAGATATTACCGAAAGTTTCTGATTATGATATGGTTTGTTTGGTGGCGGTCGATGACCGACGTTGTGCATTTTACGCAACAGAACAGATTAATCAGTTCACGAAAAGAATGCCGCGACGAAGATTTGAAACCCCGCAGATCGAAGCGGAAACGCTTGCAAGGGCGATTGAAATCATAAAGGCGAGAACATGACGGCACATTGGGAAAGATACGCAAATTTCACTGCTGACGAATTTTCATGCAAAGAAACAGGCGCAAACGAAATGCGTGATAGTTTCTTGGTTTTGCTTCAGCAATTACGCGATGAACTTGGCGAACCGATCAAGATCACAAGCGGCTATCGCGATCCAACGCATAGCATAGAAGCGTCAAAAGAAGCCCCGGGCGTCCATACACGCGGTTTGGCCTGTGATATTGCTTGCGATGGTCAAATGGCCTTCAGGGTCGTTCAAATCGCCATTAAACTAGGTTTCACTGGTATCGGAATCAAACAAAAGGGTCACGGCAGATTTATTCATCTGGACACATACACTGGGACGCCGCGACCAAACATTTGGAGTTATTAAGATGTTTTCTATTCTTGCAAAAATATTCGGGTCGGGTGACGTCATCAAACAGGGCTTGAACCTGATCGATGATATGCACACAAGCACCGAAGAAGAAATCGCCGCGAAAAGCAAAGCGAAGATCGATCTGATGTCAGCATATGCGCCGTTCAAGATCGCGCAACGTTATCTGGCGTTGATGTTCGGCGCGACGTTCTTGCTGAGTTATGTTCTGGTTTTGGGCATGACGATCACTGGTCAGGGTGATCCCGACGCCGTGACAAAAGTGATGGATCAGTTTTCGATCAATTATGCGATGCTGATCATCTTGGGCTTTTATTTCGGTGGCGGCGTCATCGACAGCGTAAAGGCGAAGAAATAAAAAGGGCGGTCGAAACCGCCCCTCTTTACACTTATTTGTGTAGTTTTTCGATCTTCAGGGTATATCCCAAACAGTTCAAAACGGCTTCTGCGGTTTGAACGTTTGGCGTCGTTTTAGTTCTCCACGACGAAAGCGTTGATCCTGTGACGCCAGCATCCCTGCCAAGGTCTTTCAATGACAGTTTCTTCTGATCTATCTGATCGAAGATAAAACGAACGATCGGCTGATTATTGGTCATTTCGTTTTTATAATCGTGTTTTTTCCGTTTCATCTTATTCGCTTTCAATTATCTTGAGCGTCAGCGTTTTTTGACGCGTGATCGTTTCTGGTTTCGCCGGGACGACCGTTTCAGGTTTGGCGCGGGTTTTTCGCATAGGCCATTTAATGATGTATTTGCGATTGCCGATTTCGGTTTGCGCTTCATCACGTTCGCCCATAATTTCTTTCAAGGACGCTTCTATCTGATCAATATCCCATTCGGCTTGACGCTTGCGTTCTTTCGCTTCTGAAAGCGACAGCGCAAGTTTCTGACCACCCTGAACATCCCTTAGATCAAGCGGTGGTGCATCCTGATCAACTTTGCTGAATGCGGCGTTGCCATCGTCACTAGACAGGACAGGATATTTGTCGCCAGTCTTGCGACGCTTTTCGAAGTCACGAATGGCATCGATAATGCGTCCCTGCCGATGCGGATCGGCTTCGTAAACAAAGACGCGCATTTCAATGCCCTGATAAAGCGTGGCGATTGCACCCCAACTAAAACCAGCGCAAAGCATCTGCGCTTGCAACTGGTAAACACCGCGATGCGGTGGTGGCTGATCTTCTGGTCGCGCGCTTGTCAGTTTTGCTTCCAGCGCACCCCAGCCATCAACTTCGATTTCATTCGCGCCGATACAATAAATCCCCTTTGATGGGTCATGTTTGATCGTGCCGCTAAAGTTGCCCATCCCATCAAGCGACGCCGCAAGCGGTGCGCCGTTATAAAAGAACGGTTCTTTTAGATCGATGTCCGCTTCGATAATCCCCAGCCGCGAACACGCTTCTTTCAGGATTGTCGGTTCAAGACGATCGCCCCACGACGTCGCTTCGTTGCCGTTGAAGGCGTTCATGCGCGGTTCGTTTGCGTCTAATGTCATCATCTCAGCAAGCAGTTCATTCGGCGTTGAGTAAGGCGACAGCCCCAGCAAAGCAGGGATGCGTGACGCGCTGATCATGTTATCGGGTGTAAGTTTTCCAACCATTGTTTATTCTCCCTTTTCTAAACAAAAAACATAGTGGATGACTTTTCTGCCCCACCAGACCCGGACATATTTGCCCCGCGAAAAACCATAAATGTTAAACCTTGCGGGGCGTTTATATGTTTTCCAGACCAGAACGGTATAACCGAAGATAGTGATGTTGCCATCAGAAACTTCTTTCCACGGTCGTGGCCAATCATCAGGAATGTTCACATTGATTTTCATTTTTAATTCTCCCATTTAACTTTCAAAGTGTTGTCATAAACCTTCACGAAACGATGCTTGCGTGACCGTGGTCGCCATTCTCCATCGACGCCTTTAGTCTTGCCGCGACTTTGTTTCGTGAAAGAACCATCGGGCATCCGAACCCAAAAGTCTTTTTTTGCGGCTGTCATGCCGTAATAGTCAAAACCTAATGCGCGATAAACTGTCCCCTGATGAAAATCATCATCAGCATATGACAGGATCACGCGGACGTTTGTTTCTTTTCGCAGCCGGCGAATGCAACGTGCCACGAACCAACTTGCCAGATTGTGTTCTTGCGCCTGATGGTCAGGGTCAAGAACAAGGCGTGACAGTTCGAATAAGCCGTCCTGATCGTCGCGATCGATGCCAAGCATTCCGACGCTTAATTCTGGTACAGGAAAGCCTGTGAAGATGCAAACGCCAACGACCTGATCGTCGTGCATTAAGCCGTAATTAAATTTCGATTTGAACCCCTTCGAGATTTTAGAAAGATAATGATGATCCCGAAGAAGGGTGACGCAATCGTTTTTGTCGATTGCGTCGATTTCATAATCGGCTTTCATTATTTGAAAGTCTCCCCAGCCCATACCATCAAGCCCCACCAGTTGTAAGTGTCGTGCAACGCATTTGTCCAAGACACTGCCCAAAGACCCATCAGGATCACAAAGAAAATATTAATTATCGCATTCATCGTCTTCATCCATTTCAACTGTGATTTCACCAAGGCCGAAGCACATTTCGCACGTCGCCCATTCTGAACTGATATAACCGCCGTGTCGCCAATCGACGATCGGCTTGTCATATTCGCAACGGCCTTCGCCGCCGCATTCAGGACATTCGATTTGTTTATCGATAATCATGATTGGTTCTCCCTGTTTACCAACTTAATTGATTTTGCATTTCTGCAAGGACAGTTTCCATTTTTTGTTGCGCTTGATGAAGTGACGCTTCTGCTTCGCAAACTAATTCGTCCATCATGCTATGTTGCAACCTTGGCAATTTGCTAACCGCATCAATCATTTCTTTGATTTGCTTGTTGGCATTTTCAATTTCTTCAATCAGTGACATAATGATTTCTCCCTTTCGGGGGCGGCTTACGCCGCCGCCCAATATCCATAAACCATTTTGTGGGTGCTGTTCCAATTATCGTGAACCGTGCCGTCAATGACAGCCGCGAGATGACCCGCCATTCTGACGATCACAACACCCTGCGGCATATCAAAATGATAAGCCTTGCGACCAACAAACTTTGGCGCAGAATGCCAAACCCAACCACGTTCTTTTAAAAACTTGTCATAAACCACTTTATGAACGCCGTCCCGCGCTGAACGCTTGCCTGTCAACTCTTTCTGACGCCGCGCAAGTTCAAGATAGGTTTCTTTATAATCGAGGTTCAGGGCGATCGAGATTGCGCGAACCACGCAGTCACCGCAAGATCCCTTGTACCCTGCTTCTGATCTGCCGCCGTCGTTTCTGATAAAATTAGTCATGATAAAAACTCCCTTTCGGGGGCGGCTTATTTAGCCGCCCAATAAGTTTCAACACCAAGGTCGGTCAACCACCAAACTGATGGAACGCCGTCGCCATAATCTTCACCATCATCAAAGAAGCAAAGACCCTTTTTGATTAGGCTAGAAAGAACGCCGCGAACCTGACTGCGTTCGATTGGGAAATCCCGAAGTGATGCACAACACATATTGTCATCAAGAGTTTCTTCGAGGGTGTCATAAGAAGTAAAATCACCCATTACGTTCAAGCAGATTGTTTCCATTTCAGTTAAGTTTGTCATCAGAAATTCTCCTCTGTTTTGATCTGATATAAATACCCTATATCATTTTGATACACCCTGCAAGCATTAAATCAATTTTTTTTATTTTATTTTCATGCCCCCTTGTCGATGTAAATCATTCTGATATATGTGGAGAAACAGGCAATAGGAGAAATCGCCGTGGAGATGAAACAAATCTTGATCAGATTGCGTCCAGAAACGCACGATCTATTGAAAGATTATTGCAAGCATAACCGCCGTTCGATGGCGTCGCTTGTTGATGAAATCGTTCTGCGTGAACTTAAATCGCAGATTGACGAAGCCAACCGTCTTGAGGTGGCACAGCGCAACGCAGGGGCAATCACATGAAGCCGGGCGGGGGACGTGCGAAGGGACATCAGTTCGAACGCGATATTGCGAAAGACCTTGAAGCGGAACTTGGAATCAAGTTTTCACGCATCTTAAACCAAACACGCGAAGGCGGTTTGGCTGATCTTGAGGCGGTTGACTTTCCCGACTTTCCCTTTGCGATCGAATGCAAGCGATATGCAAAAGGCGGCGCACAGCCAGCGTGGTGGGATCAAGTTTGCGTCGCGGCTGACAAAGCGAACAAACTGCCCCTGTTAATTTGGCGCGGCGACAGAATGCCAGTACGGTGTCGGATGCCTATTCAGGCGATCGTTGGGCTTGATATTCATCAGCCAGCGATGGATCGCAACGAACTTTATGATTGGAAATATGCTTGTGAACTTGATTGGGATACCGCGATGATGGTTATCCGGGAGCATTTAGCAGATGAATAAGTATTATTATAAAACAGTTTTAGAATGCCCTGTTGGTGGCGCGTCCATTTCATATGAAATATTATTGACATCGCATAACACAATTTATGTTGAACATTTGATTGACACTGTTGAAGGCGTTATAACGCCGATGCTTCAAGAAGAATTTGCTGATTTGCTAAAGGTCAACTTTAAACAAGCAGATGTTTATGTTGTTGCATATCACAGCGGCGTAAAGGTTGAGACTTGGCGATGATACACTATCACGGAACACCAATCACGCCGCGAGAAGCGTTATATAAAATGGCTGGCAGAAACTTTTGCGTTAGTTTCGCACACCCGGCTGACGCTAAAACTTGCCTGTCCATTGGTCAATCTGTGATGTTTGATAATGGAGCGTTTTCGTCTTACACAAGGGGTAAGACTTTTGACCGTAATAAATATTATGATTGGCTTGAAGATAAAATTGGTCATCCACATTGGGCAGTAATTCCTGATGTTATTGGTGGAAGTGAAGATGAACAGCGTGATCTTTTAAAATCTTGGCCTTACTGCAAGCGGCTGGGCGTTCCGGTCTGGCATTTAAACATGAATTTAGATTATCTTTTGTTTCTTGTCGATAATTATGAAAAAGTCTGTTTTGGTTCGGCTGGTGAATATTGGCAAGTTGGGACTGATAAATGGGAACGCCGGGTCAATACTGCTTTCAACGCGCTTTCAAAAAATGGTCAAATACCTTGGGTGCATATGCTTCGGGGATTATCACAGGCTGGTCGCGATTGGCCTTTTGCTTCGGCTGACAGCACAAACGTTGCGCGTAATTATAAAGATTATAAGACTTGTCCCGAGAAAATGGCTTCAAAGATTGATCGGGTGCAATGCCCGGTCAAGTGGATTATGAAATCAGAACAGGTGGATTTTTTCGATGCAGTATGAAACAGCCAAAGATCGCGAAAATGAAGAACGGCTGATGAATATGATGGCGGAGCATACAGGCTATCAGATGATCAAAACGCCGTCGTTTTATGCCGTTGATGCTATCGCGATGAAAGATGGCGAAATCAGATGTTTCTTTGAATTCAAGTCAAGGGAAAATTCTGTGCAAAAATTTCCGAACGCGGCTATTGGCTTAAAGAAGATTATTGCGGTACAAAATCTTGTACAGGCAACAAAGTTAAAGGTTTGGCTGGTTATCGAATGGACGGATAAAATCGGTTATGTCGATATGATGTCAAATTATGAGGTTGGGATAATGACCAGACAAGATCGGGGAACGACCGATCTGGTGGCATTATATCCAATAAGCGAGTTCAGGGAACTGAACTTATATTGAAACCTATCAACAATGGAGAAAGACTTATGGCTTTAGGTTTTACAGATAACAATTCTGGTGGTGGCGGTGATTATTTGCCGATCGTCACTTTCGCGGCAACTTCGGGCGATTTCCTAAGAAGGGAAAGCGTTCCTGATGGAATGGGCGGATATGAAAAACGAACTGATGAACTGACGTTTCCCTTAACGGTTGCGTTTGACTTTGAGAACATTGAAGTTGGATGGGCGTCGTTTACAAATGGCGTTGACTTCAAGATGGTTAAACTTGGCGAGCCTATGTTGCCGAAACCAGACGGCGATTATAAACAATGCTTTCGTCTTCGCATCGCAAACAAAGAAATCGGGCTTTGCGAATTTTCTCATTCGTCAAAAACAGTTCGCGACGCAATGAATGGTTTGCATGATCAATATCTATCAGGCAAAGCATCTAATGCTGGCAAAGTTCCAGTTGTTGAGATTTCTGGTGTCGAGACTGTGACAATGCAGGGTCGCGATGGCGAACTGCGTTTTAAAGCCCCAAAATGGTCGATTGTTGATTGGATCGATCGCCCTGCTATAATGTCGGGGACTGCGACAGAACAAGTTTCTGCGCCGTCGCCGACCCCAGCGGCAGACGAACAGCCAAAAGAAAAGTTGTTTTAAGCAGTCAGACGCCCCGGTTGTTCCCTCTGGCAATCGGGGCGTCACTTTCTACAGGGGAAAACTGGGATTATCATGACAAATTATTCTGCACATATAGAAGCCGTGGCGACCCATTACTGGGGCGAACCAACGAGCCGACGCGGAACTGAAGTAAGATTTGGGCGTAATGGATCGAAATCGATTGATACAAAAGCCGGAACTTATTTTGACCACGAAGCCAATCAAGGCGGTGGTTTAACCCATTTGGTTCAATCTTATGAACCATCAGGGCTTCGTTCCGTTGCCGACGTTCTTCAAGAGAAGTTCGGCATCACAAAGAAACAACAAGAAGCATCTAAGCCGGGTCGCTTCTTGTCACGCATTTATGACTACATAAGCGAAGACGGTGAAACCGCTTATCAGGTTTTGCGGTACGAGCCGAAGACATTTCGTCAACGTCGCCCCGATGGCAACGGTGGCTGGATTTACAATATGCAAGGCGTTGAGGCGTTGCCATACAATATGGCGGGGCTGATGCTTAACACTGAAAGTCCTGTCTTTATCGTTGAGGGCGAGAAATGCGCTGATAAGTTGATCGAACTTGGTGCGCTTGCAACCACGTCACACGGTGGCGCAGGGAATTGGAAACCTGAACTTAACCGTTATTTCAAAGATCGTGACGTCATTATCATCCCTGATGCGGATGATGCTGGCGATAAACACGCAAAGACCGTCATCGCAAACCTGATCGGGGTTGCGGCGAGAATAAGGCGGGTCGATCTGCCGAACCTATCGGCGAAGCAAGATGTTTATGATTGGTTCAACAATGGCAACAGCGTCGATGACATGATCGAGTTGGTGTGCGGCAGTGAAGAAATCACAGAAGCCGAACCAATCGAAGAAACGCCAGTTGATGATATTCCGTCGGACACGTTTCAGGTTATGACTATAAATGATCTGCGTAATATGCCGCCTGTCGAATGGCTAATTGATGGCCTGATCACGTCACGCGGCTTCAGCGTCCTATACGGCGCACCAGCCGTCGGGAAGTCATTCGTTGCCATCGATATGGCCTTGTCGGTCGCGTATGGTCGCGAATGGCAGGGTCACAGCGTCAAAGACGGTGCTGTCTTATATATCGCTGGCGAAGGCGTCGGTGGCCTTGGAAAGCGCGTTAAGGCGTGGCAATCGTATCACAAGGTCGATGATGAAGACGCGCCGTTGATTGTTCTGCCGCTTGCTGTCCAATTTCGTGAAGAAAGCGATGTCGAGAAACTTATTCGCACCGTTGACGCGATCGGCGTTCCGATTAAATGTCTGGTAATAGATACCGTCGCCAGATCTATGGTCGGGATGGATGAAAACAGTTCGACAGAAAGTGGCATTTTCGTGGCGGCTTGTGATGCGGTTCGCAATCATGCCGAATGCGCCGTCATAGCGATCCACCATTCAGGCAAAGATGCTTCGCGTGGGATGCGTGGTTCAAACGCGCTTCTGGGGGCTTGTGATACGTCTATCATGCTAAAGCGCACCGATGATCGGATTACGATGCAAATCGAGAAGCAGAAAGACGCTGAACCGCTTGACGATATGACCTTCACATTGGAAAAGGTCGCGATGATCGACGATGGTTCTGCGGTGGTTGTCCCGGCTGAAGCCGTGGCAGAAAAGCCGAATATGAACGACAACGACCGCGAAGCGTTGGAAGCGTTGCGGAAAGTGCTGATCGATCAAAACGTCGAAAAGGTCAGAAAAGAAACTTGGGAAGAATACCATCGCCTTAACTCATTAGAGGTTAATAAATCAACTTTATCACGCGCCAGAAAGCGTCTGATCAAGGCTGGTTTGGTTGGTTTGGACAACGGTTTTGTTTGGGCAATAAAAAACAAGGTTGCACCGCTTTTTTAGGCTTGTGCAACCATATTTCAATCAGGTTGCATCTGGTTGCATTTTAGAGGGAAAATAATGTTTAACAAAAACAATCATTTAAGCGGTGAGGTTGCACGAAAAAAGTTATGTGCAACCCGATGCAACCACCGCGCAACCAAGGTTGCACACGTTGCACCCCCCTATAGGGGTGCAAACGTGCAACCGTTGCCAGCATAATGGAGGGTTAATTATGGCAAGAGTAAAGAAAGCAGATCGTGGTGTCGCTGGACAGTTTAACAGCCGCCAACAAATGAAGATGAATGAAATCCAATATCGGCGAATTCAGGATGCGCTGATCAAACATGACTTCGTTGTGTCGGAGTATGAAAACAAATGGGGCATCGATCGGCTTCAGGAACTTGTGTCGGAAGAACTGCGCGAACGTTTCTATAAACAGCGCGATCTTCTGAACGCGGCGATTGATGCGAACGACGGCAACCAGACCAAAGAAGAAGTTGAAACGATGTGTCGTGCTTATGTGGCGTTGGAGAAAGAAGCCGTCGCGATGGGTCGCAAGCCGTTGTCTGGTGAATACTGGGAAACGCCATTGCCTGATGGTCGGGTGCTGGCTATAACAAAGAACTTCGCTGAAGCCGGGAAGGTTGCGAAAGACAATCGTCAACTGGTGGTTTACAGTATCGAAGAAATCGCCAACATTATCGGCAGTCGAGAAAAAGAAATGACAGATAAGATCAACAAGGTTAAAGATGTATTCCCGGGTGCGGCGGTCACATCCATCACGCCTGTTAAACAAGAACCGCTTGTTGACGACGAAATTCCATTTTAGGGGAAAGCAATGAACAGAAATCAAATATTAGATAAAGCAAAAGAAACGCTGGCAAAGCGTGGCGAAAGTTATGGTGAAGCACATGAAAGTTTTGACCGCGCCGCAGGGATGTGGTCGTGCATTCTTGGCGTTGATGTTGAAGCGCATCAGGTCGCGGCTTGCATGATTGCGATGAAGTTGTCACGCCTTCACAATGATCCAGCGCACTTTGACAGTATTATGGACATCGCTGGATATGCGGCGTTATGGTCAGAATGTGTTGAAATTGGGACAGCAAATCTATATGATGAAAGAAGTCATGAGTAATGATCCTCCCCAACTGACCCGACGCTTTTTGCGTTGGGTCTTTTTTTGTTGTAAGGTTATGGCATGAACAGCGTGGTTTATTTTTTTGGTGATCTGGTTATCTGCTCCAACTGTGGGAAAGATACGCTTGGCATCTGTGAAGAATTTTCTTCACGCGTCGAGTGTGACAACTGCGGTCACGCGATTATTGATTATGACGGCGGTGATGAAGTTGTCGTGTTTGTTATGGATGATGATAAAGGGATGATGAACTGATGCAGATTGATGTTCGATCAAATATTAACACGTTCGCCAAAGCGATTGATGCGTTTGGTAAGAACCAAATACCATTCGCCACGCATCGCGCGTTAAATGACACTGCTTTTTCGGTTAGCAATCATGTTGTAAAGCAAACATATCCCAGATCATTTGACGTTAAGAACAGGGGGTTTGCGGGGGCTATGTTTCGCGTTAAGCGTTCGCCATCAAAAAAGAAATTAGTTGCATCCGTGTTTGATAGTCTAAACCGTAATTATATGGTTGATCAGGCTGAAGGTGGGATTAAGAAGCCACGCGGCAGTTCTATTGCCATCCCGGGCATAGATAGGCCAAACGTTCGCGGTCGTGCGTCGTACAACAGACACAAGCCGCGCACCGTCATAGGAAGGCCGAAGGCATTCGTCCAGCGCGTTGGCGAACAGGAAATGATTTTGGAAAGACGGACAAAGAAGCGTTATCCGTTGAAGCGGCTTTATTTGCTTGAGCAAAACCCTGTTCGCATTCCGAAGCGTTTCCCATTCTATGAAGACAGCAGTAAGAAGGCGTTGAAAGACTTTGATAAGTTCTTTGCAAAACGGTTTGCACAGGCAAAGAAAAGCCCTAGACGATAATAAAAGGTACTGACTGACAGCGTTCCCTGCGGGTAACGCGCGAC